TAACAATTAACAAATAAGGAAACATACTATGTCTCTTGATATCTCTGCCATTAAGGCAAAACTCGATAAGTTACAAAACAAAAACACACGACAGAATCTTTTGTGGAAACCAACTCCTGGTACACAAACAGTTCGTATCCTTCCATATAAGGATAACCCATCTAACCCATTCATCGAACTTTACTTCCATTATGATTTTGGTGGTAAGAACTTTGTTTCACCTATGTCGTTTGGTGACCAAGATCCGATTTATGAGTTTGCATTAGATTTACGGAAAACAGGTGATCGTGAATCGTATATCCAATCCAAAAAGTTTGAACCAAAGATGAGAACATTTGTTCCTGTTTTAGTTCGTGGTGAAGAAGGAGAGGGTATCAAATATTGGGGATTCGGTAAACAAGTATATGAACAACTACTTGGATATATCGCAGATCCTGATTACGGTGATATTACTCATCCTGAAACAGGTCGTGATATTGTTGTTGAATTTGAGAAACCAGAAACAGGTTATCCAAAGACAACAATCCGTGTCAAACCTAATCAAACACCTGCAATGGAAGATGCTGCTAAACTAAAAGAAATGGTTCAAGCACAAACTTCTATCACTGAACTTTACACACCAAACACATTTTCAGAGTTGGAAGTAGAGTTGCAGAGATACCTCAATGGTGAATCATCAACAGAAGAAACAACAGAAACAACAAGTGAATCAACAGATGATACACCTCCGTTCGAACCTGATGCAAAAAAGGAAGAAGTTCCTAACAAACCTACACTTGAATCAAGTGAAGTAGAATCAGCATTCGATGATTTATTTAATTCTTGATTTAGAGAGGTTATATGAAAGATGATTTGATCGATGTCTTAGCGGACGGAATCAATAAGAAGTATAAAGGAGAGACGATAGCTTATAATTTGGGGGTGGCAGAAGATTCACCCTCGGATATTAAGGAGTGGGTTTCTACTGGTTCCTCAATGTTGGATTTAGCAATATCCAATACTACCAATGGTGGTGTTCCTGTCGGACGGATTACCGAAATCACAGGAATGGAACAAAGTGGTAAATCACTTGTATCGGCTCATCTTTTAGCAAACACTCAAAAGAAAGGTGGAGTAGCAGTTTACATTGATACAGAAAACTCCGTAAGTCAAGAATACTTACGAGCAATCGGTGTTGATGTAGAGAAACTACTTTATGTTTCGGTTGATACAGTGGAACGGATTTTCGAAACAATTGATACGATTGTAGAAAAAGTCCGAACACAAGAAAGAGACAGATTGGTTACGATTGTAGTGGATTCTGTCGCAGCCGCATCTACTGAAATGGAAATGGATTCGGAATATGGTAAAGATGGTTATGCTACCGCAAAAGCACTTATCATGTCCAAATCTATGAGAAAAGTTACAGGTATGATCGGTCGTGAAAGAATCTGTTTAGTATTTACTAATCAGTTACGTGAGAAACTTGGGGTGATGTTTGGTGACAAATATACAACAAGTGGTGGAAAAGCACTACAATTTCACGCATCTGTCCGATTGCGGTTGAAATCGATTGGAAAAATCAAAAAGAAAACATCATCAGGTGATAGTATTATTGGTGTCCAAACACGAGCAATCGTTATCAAAAATCGATTGGGGCCTCCTCAACGAGAAGCAGATTTCGAAATATACTTCGACAGAGGTATTGATGATTACGCATCGTGGTTGAAAACAATGAAGAACCAAAATATCGTCAAACAAAGTGGTGCATGGTATACATACACACAAACTGATGAAAATGGTGAAGTTGTGGAAGATCATAAGTTTCAGACAAAAGATTTCACAGAATTGATGGAATCCAATACTGAACTACGAGAAAGTATTTATCGTGAAATCTGTGATTCAGTCATCATGCAATATCGTTCAACAGAACTTGATATTGATAATACCGAAATAGAAGCCAGTGACGAATAGAGTTCTATTGATTGAATAGCAAAAACACCCGAGTTTTTCGGGTGTTTTGCTATAATACCATTATATTTATAGAAAAAAGGAATATTATGGTAAAAAAAGCATATGAAAAATTTATCGAAGATGAAACTATTCTTTCTCTATTACAACTCGCAAAAATATTTGGCATAGTTAAAGAAAATGCAAGTGGTGGTAGGGCTTATCAGAAATTTTGTAAACAATTATACGAATCATATGGTAAAAACAATGTAAAAAAGATTACAGCTAGTAGAAGAGCCAGTAATGCTGCTAAAAAGCAATGGAAAACTCGAAGTAGAACAATGCCGGACAGTATCAAAGAAAAGATAAGACAGTCAAATGTAGAATCTTGGAGTAATGATGATGGAACTCGTAGAAAACTATCGAAACACTCTATGATAAAAAATGCATTACCAGTTTCGAAAAAACAATGGGTGAGGGAAAAAGCTATTGAAACACGGAAGAATAATGATAATTGGGCGAACTATACACAAGATGGATATGAATCACTGATAAATAAACTTAAAAACAGAAAGTTTACAGATAAATCACTTAAAAAAATGTCTACCTCTGCAATTAAAAGAGGTAATAATTTACCAGAAGGATTTCAACACACAAAGCATACAAAGAAATTGTTATCAGATATTACGAAAAAGCAATGGGAAGACGGTATACATAAACCAATCTTTAAAAGTAAAGGTCAGTCGGAAATAGTTGATTTTTTGAAAGAAAATAATTATATTGTTGAAGAAGAATATATTGTTGAGGGTAGGCCATTTGATTTTAAAGTAAATGATTTACTTGTTGAATTTAATGGAACATATTGGCATTTAGATCCAAGATTATATGAAAGAGATTACTATGATAAATCAAGACAAGTTCTCGCGGAAGATATTTGGAAAAGAGATAATGATAAAAAAAATATTGCTATAAAAAATGGTTATAGATTTTTAACTATATGGCAAAAAGATTTCGAAGAAAATAAGAACGAAACATTAAAAAATTTAATAAAAACTATATGAGTATACAGGAGGATGCCATCAGCAAGAAAAGAATACTTCTTGTTGATGGCCTTTGACTCAACACCTTCTTTCGCAGTTACGCGACCAACCCTGTCACAGACAACAACGGAACTCCCGTTGGGGGTTTGGTCGGTTCACTGCGTTCTGTTGGTGCAGTAGTTCGTGACTTACAATGTACGCAAGTTATAGTGGTCTTTGATGGAAAAGGTGGGTCTTCACGGCGACGTAAAATCTTTCCAAACTATAAGAAAGATCGAAAAATGACGATGAGAATGAATCGTCAGATTGACTTTGATACGTGGGAAGAGAAAGAACAGAATATGAAAGCACAACTTATTGCTTTCGGTCAATATTTGGACTTACTCCCAATCAAAGTAATGGCAGTAGATAATGTAGAAGCAGATGATGTGATTGCATACATTACACTGAACTATTTTAAAGATGATGAAAAAATCATCATGTCATCAGACAAGGACTTTTTACAACTTGTTGATGAAAAAACAAAGGTATGGGCACCGACAAAGAAGAAACTTTACGGAATCGATGAAGTTATAGAAGAGTATCACATCCACCCATACAATATTACAATAAACCGAATCTTAGATGGTGATAAATCAGATAACATAGATGGTGTTAAAGGATTTGGTGTTAAGAGATTAGCAAAGATATTTCCGTTTTTGAAAGAAGAAAAGAAATATGAATTGGATGAAATCAAAGAATACGCTGAACAGAATGTAGAAAAGTTCGGACTACTACAAAAGTTAGTAGATAACTACGATATTGTTGAACGAAACAATGAACTGATGAACTTACACTTATGTAATTTCAGTATGAACGCAAAAATGAAAATCCAATCTTTCATGAACGAAGAACCCAAAAAGTTGAATAAGATGGAACTTTTACTTAAGTTTAATCGTGATGGGTTATCACACGCATTCAAGAACTTTCCTGAATGGGTATCCAAAACCTTCGTAAATGTTAGACAATGACCAGTTATGTAGATAAACTTAGTGAGTTTGGGAAGTCGTTTCAAATCAAAGTCATTTACTCCCTCATTCACGACATTAAGTTCTTACAAGATATATTTGATATTGTTGAACCTTCTTACTTTGAAAGAGAGGAACACCAATGGATAGTCGAAAAGATTATACAATACTATAATGAGTATAAAGCTTGTTTGACAATGGAAGTGTTAGCACTTCAAGTTAAATCCATTCAATCCACATCCTTTCAAACATCAGTTAAAAACTCTATCAAAGAGGTTTATACGGCGGACAAACTTGATGATATTGAGTTTATTAAGGATCAGTTTGAAGATTTTTGTAAGAACCAAAAACTCAAAAAAGCAATCTTAGCATCCACCGAACTTATCAAACAAGGTAATTATGAAGAAATCAAACATCTTGTTGATGATGCGTTAAAAGCAGGGATGAGTAAAGATTTTGGACATGATTGGACAGAACACGTAGAAGCACGTTTAAGTAATGTTAGGGAAGCATCACCTACTGGTGTCTATGCCAACTAGGTTTCAACGCGGTTGAAAATGGCAAGAATGTCTTACATATTACACTTGAATTATCTGATGATTATGTTGCGAGAAGATATGATACGATATTGACAGGAAAACCCTTTTCATTATTACAAGAAAACTCCGATGTTCTAAAAGAACAACTTAAAAATGTTAAAGGACATTTAGATATTAGAGCATTCCCTACACGTGGATTATCAGTAACTGCGTTAGAAGGGTTTATAGAAAGGGTCTCACAAGTCCGTAAAATCGATTTGATTGTATTGGACTATGCTGACCTTATGGATGCAGGTAAAAAGTCCACAGGTAACACATACGATGATATGGGAACACTCTATGAAGAGTTACGTGGAATATCAGGTAATCTTGGAATACCTTTGTGGACAGCAACACAAACAAATAGAGATAGTTGTCTATTATTAGAAAAGATGTTGATAAGTTATCCAATAAAGCGAGAGTTCATGTTATTAAGAACAGATTTGGGCCAGATGGGATGACTTTTTCAGCAGACATGGATACAATGACAGGTAAGTTTCACATCTACGACCAAGTAGTAGATAACCAAAAGGTTGAGAAAGACCAACAAAACTTGGAAAAGAAGCAATTGAGTGAGAAATACAAATCATTCAATACGAAAAACAAAGTATCAAATGATTTCGGATAAACAACAACAACAAAAAACAAAACAAAGATGAGTAAATCACAACAACTCTTTGAGGAAATGTCGATTCTTTGGAATCAGTTTTCTCAAGAACATGAAGGAACAACAAAAGCTTCACAAACCCGTGCTAGAAAAGCTATCGGAGATTTGAAGAAGTTAGTAACAGAATACAGAAAAGCATCAGTAGAAGAAAGCAAATAATATGAAATACTACGAAGCAACAGTCGAATACACTGAAGAGATCAATAAAAACGGACGTGAAAAAAAACGTCGTGAAGTTGTGCTAGTAGATGCACAATCTGTAACTGAAAGTGAGGTAAAAGTTACAGAGCATCTCAACAATGTTAACTCACAGCTTGATTTTATTGTAAAACAAGTCAGAGAAAGTAAAATCGTTGAGGTTATCTAAACGATACGCCTAAAAAGGTAAGGGTTTTTCATCTTTTTACATTATTTTTACTGTTTTTGAAAAAAGTGGTTGACTTTCTCAAAAAGATGTATTATATTACTAATGTAATAAAGATAAACAACAATAAAACCCTTACCTATTATGGCAACTTTCAAATTCTCCAACTCAAACACATACAGTAGTGTTACTACTAATCTATCAAAACCATCGTATACACAAGGTTTTGAGTTCAACTTCGAACTTCAAAAGATAGATGAAATCATCAGTTATCTAAATCAGATTACTTTGAATGACAAGAAAGATGATATGTTCTTCATCAAAGGACTAAAAAACATGGTGAAGTAATGAGACAGAAGATAAAGAAATACTCCCAATATCTATTCGATAACGACAAGATTCGTTTTACTATCGAAATGCATAACTCAATGTGGTGTGAGGACTTCAAAAACTATGAGACCAAAGACTTGTTTAGTGATGGTAAACTGTATTTGGATACTGATTTACTTGATGCGTCCGATGATGTCAAACGAAAAATCAGAGGTGGATACTATAACTGTTTTCCATTCCCACCTGAATATTACAGAAACAAAGGATTGGGTGGGTATGTATATGTAAGTGATACACCTGATGGTATGAGAATATTCCACGAAGAACCTGTAAAAGAACCTGTTAGAGGATACTCCGATTATACAGGCGATAGATACACATTGTAAAAAAGTTAAAAAAAGAGTTGACTTTTATTTCTAAAAGTGTTAACTTATAGTATGATAAAGATAAACAAAACCCTACCTACTATGAACAACAAATACCCACAACTCCCAAAAAACCTAACTCGTGATATCGTCATTGACTATATCGTAGAAAACTTCCCTGAACAATACCAAAGAGAAAACTTCAACCATACCAAGACCGCTACAAAGTTTTGGTCTTACAGTAGATTGATTAGAGAATACTACGACCTCATGAAGTTTGATGGAATGACCGAAGGTGAGTGGTTAAGACAACAAGAAGTTGAGGTTTAATATTTGTATAGTATGAAAACTAAATTACAATACCCAAACCCTAAAGACTTTCTCACTTTTGATGATTGGTTTGTTGAAAAGGTAAGATATGGAAATGCAATTAATCAAATGGAAGTTATTGAGTCTGCTAAGGTAATTAAACGATTTATCAACAATGATATAGATAAAATACCTTCAAAACATAAGTGGTTATACAATAAAATTACAAATGAGAATAACTTACCAGAAAATTACATTGTACCGTATACCGATACATTAAAACTGTGTAACGAAATACTCAATCCAAGAAATGCATCTTCTAAGAAACTATTTTCCAAAGCATATATGAAGCAGGGAGTTGAAGCAGACCAAATTGAGTATTTAGATAAAAAATATAATTTATTATTTAGTAGGGGAATTGACGGTTATTTTCCAATTACTGCAAATGGGAAAAACTCATATAGATTCACAAAAAATGGTGAATTTAAACAAAATATCAAAAAAACAAATAATACCACCAAAAGTATTGATTCTTGTTTGTATCATAAAGAAAATGTATATTGGACAACACAGAAAAGGACAGGACCGAATGGAGGAGCAACGAATTCAGTTCAAGATGATATTGTCAAGTTTTTAAGATATAATAAACTATATCTTGAAAAAAAAGAATCTACGAATAATTGGTTCTTTCTTTATCTATTAGATGGTCCATATTGGCAAAGAAAAGATAGAAATACCGATATGTATAATAGAATAGAAACTCTACAATTTGAATATAATCATCCTAAGATTATAATTACTACTAGCGATGAATTTGGTATAGAATATGGAAACTAATAAAATTTATAATGAAAATTGTATAAATACGTTAAAAAGAGTAGATAATAATTATTTCGACCTTATACTGACATCTCCACCATATGATAACCTTAGAACATACAAAGACGATGTTGGTTTGCAATGGAGTTATGAAGTATTTCAGCCTATAGCAAGAGAACTTTTTAGAACATTAAAGGAGGGTGGAGTATTGGTTTGGGTAGTAGGCGATGCCACTATTAATGGTGATGAAACGGGTAGTAGTTTTAAACAAGCATTATACTTTAAAGAAATAGGATTTAACTTATTCGATACGATGATATATCAAAAAACTGGTACACCATTTCCTCAAAAAGTTAGATATAACCAAGTCTTTGAATATATGTTCGTTTTTAGTAAAGGTAAGCCTAAAACATTTAATCCGATACTAAAACCAAATAAAACAGCTGGAGCCACAAGAAAATCAAGAAAATTTAGAAATGCAGAAGGAGACTTAGTACCAGGAATGGGGGAAAAGCCTATTGCAGAAATGGGAATAGATAATAATATATGGGTTATTAAAAATGGTATGTACAAATCAACAAAAGATCTAGTTGCATTTGAACACCCTGCTATATTTCCAGAAGAGTTGGCTGAAAAACACATCAAGTCTTGGTCAAATGAAGGAGATATAGTATATGATCCATTTATGGGGAGTGGAACAACTGCTAAAAAATCTATTGAATTGAAAAGAAAGTTTATCGGTAGTGAAATATCTGAAGAGTATTATCAGATTGCACAAAAAAGAATTGAGCCTCTACAAAAATCACAAAAATTTTTCGAACTCACTTGACATTGATACAAAAGTTTTGTATATTAGTAGTAGATAATTAAACCAACCCTACTATGAAAAGAACACTAAGCAGACCATTCCCACCTAACTTTCAAAAGGTGGTAGATTACATCAAACAAGAAAAGGATGTTGATGTCAAACTCGGTGGAACTACCGTTTATCTTGGAATGTCACTCAAACGGATTTTTGTGGACTACCGATACAATCTTGAAAAGAATGGGTTATACGCATTACTACATGAAGTTGGACACGCACTCCAACCACAAACCAATACAGGTGCAAACTTCTACAAATCAATCGATGATGATAGACAACCTCGTAAGTTTGCAATGTATCAGTTTTTTAACGAAGTAGATGCGTGGGAAAGAGGTTATCAGTTAGCACAACAGTTAGGTATTGAGATTGATGATAAACAGTGGGTAAAAGAAAGAGATGAAGCACTTCTGACATATTTTGTATAAATCATAACACTTCTGAAAGTGGATAAGTTTTTGTAATTTACCCACTTTTTTTATATCTTTATTAGTAAATGGAAAACGAATATAATAGTTATAGTAAAGGACGTGATTCGGAGGACATTATGGTTGATTTTAGAAACTATTTAACTATCAGCGATGGATTTGATCCTGAACATTTTGATGAATATTCAGAAACATCTCCTTTTGCTCCAATAGAAATCGGAAAATATGTATTACACTTATTTGCCTCCGAAGACAGTTACTGTTCTCCACAAGAAAATACAGTAGATCCTTATTACTATAAAGCATGGGAAATGATGGTTGAGATGAAACATCCACAATATGATATGGTTGTCTGCACTCAC